GCAGCTTTTTTGCGAATTTTTGCCAGTGCTCGACATTGATCGAGTTGTCCTTAGGCAAGTGTTCGTCGTTGTAGGTTAGCGTGATGAACGCGTTTTTTTTGTGCATTTGGGCTTCGTGAACGGCCCGAATTGCCCATTCCCGTGTTTTGGCAAGCCTGCAGTGCAGGCATTGACGGCACGGGAGCTCCAGCTGGGGACCCAGGGGATTTGCGCCTAGGCGCATGTCCCCAGCTGGAGAGCGAAAGGCTTTGAGCGGTTTGGTGCAGCCCATTCTTTAGAGTCGCCAGCCCCCCCGCATCGGTCGTTGGGTCATATTTTTGGCCCGGACCTTTGTGCCTTTGGCGTAGTTTCGGCGGCTGGATTTTCGGCTCATTCTGCGTCGTCTTCTCGGCATTTTGGCTGCTCCTTTTGGGGGGTTATTCCCCCCGGTTCAACAGATCTCTGCTAGATGTATCTGTTGTAACTGACACCGCTTGTGGTGTCTGTCAATCCTTTCCCTTTGGGGGTTCAGGCTCCGGAGGTTGAGGCGCCTCGGGCGCCGCGGCTCCTGGTGGGCCCGTCTGCGGGATGCGCGGATCGGGCTCGGTAGGCTCGAAGTCTGGGCCGTGTAGGCCTAGTCCTGCCTCGACCAGGTCGGCTTGTCCGTCCGGGTCCTCGAGCATCTCGAGGAACTGCACTGGATTGTTTTGCGCTGCCGCCCGGATCTCGGCCGGCAGTGTTTGGAAGCGTTCTTGCGCCTGGTGGACGGCGTCGATCGCTGACTTGAGGTCGTATGGTGAGGCGAAGTTGCCGAACTGTGGTTCACTTGGATTGATGTGCGTTAGGTGTCCGGTGTCGGAGTGCCTTTTTATTATTGTGTTGATGTCGCACTCGTCTTTCATCGCTTGTTTGGTCTTTGAGTGCTCGCCAACAGGCGTGTATTGTCTCGGCCTTTCTCGATCGGACTGGAGTTCGTCGGGTTTTTTTTTCATTTGAGTGTTGTGGTTCCTTTGTAGACCTGTCCCCTAATGGGAACAGCGCTAGTTGCTCGGCGTATGCCGGTCGTTGCTTGGTTGAGGTATTGCCCGGCTTTGGTTTCGTCCATCCGTTTAAGGGCTTCCGCATAAGGGATCTTTGCCTCGTTGAGTTGTGCCCGGGCGTTTGTGTCCCGGGTTTCGGCCTGCATCTTGATGACTTGGGCCTCTCCGATTCGTGCGTTGAATTTGTCCGCTTCGATGCGGCCTTTGAATTCCTCCTTGACGGCTTCTCGTTTTTGTTTGGCGCTTCGGGTTTTGAGTTCCCGTTTTTCTGCGCCTGCCTTGTAGGCTTTTGTTCCGGCTGTGACTCCGCTGGCCAGGGCCTGGCCGAAGTCTGGAGTTACTCCCATTGCCGCGGATCCGATTGGAGTCGGTCCGGTTTTGTAGGCAAGGATGGGATTGAGGCCGGCTTTGCGCATGTCCTCCATGGTGTCCTGGTAGGCGGTTTTGCGCATGCGCTCTATGAAGCGCCGTTGTTTGCGGGCTTGTTTGTCTGACTCGGAGGCTGCTATGCCCGCGCCTATCACGCCTCCTACGCCATATATGTCGCCCATCTTAGAAGTGGTCGATCATTCCCGGGACCGAGTAGGTCGGCATCGGGCGTACGCATTTGTATTGGAACCACATATCAAGGAGCCATTCGGGCTCGTTGAGGACCGCTATGACGCGGGCCATTGGTGGTGTCTCTTCGATGAAGGTTGCGTTGAGTAGCGGGAGCGTTGCGAAGTCTTGGGCCAGGTGCCAGGTATCTAGGCTAACCGGGTCGTTGCTTCGCATTTTTCCAGTGATGACACTGGGCTTGTATCGGTACTCCGCGAAGCGTTCTTGGTAGCCGAATACAAGGTCGTCGTTGGCGGAGCCGTCGGCGAATATTTCCTTGTTAAGTACGGACTGCTCTCCCAGGTGGGAGAGGGCAGGCCAGTAGAAGTCGAAGCGTGTGCTTCGTGAGTACATCCTGGGTAGTCCTTGTTGGTAGTTGAGGTCTGCTCTCATGCAGGCCAGGCCCAGGATGACTTGGTGCTCGGTGAAGGATTTCATAAATCCTCGGAAGTTGCCCGAGCTTGTGATGAAGGCGCCTAGGGCGCCTGTTGGTTTTGTTGCCGGTGATATGCCGGCTGTGTCGGGTACGACACTAACGTTGACTGCGGCGGATCCCCCCCCTAGATATTCCGGGCGTTGGAGCCGCTGGTCGGGACTGGAAACTCCGAAATGACTTCGTACGATTTCGGTGTACCTGGACCCGCCTCTTGCGTCACGTTCGAGTAGGCGTTGTATTTGAAACGCCTCTCTTAGTTGGTTGATAGTTGCGGCCGTTGCCATAGATAGATCGGCGGTGCCGGTCATTGCTAGGCTTGATACGGCCAGGTTCGGATCTCCCCAGTCGGCATCGTCCGTTACTGGGTTGGCGTCCCATGTGACGTTGTTGAGTCCGGCGGTTCCGCGGAGGTTTCGGCCCGTTGAGGTGCCGACGTCGAAGGTGGGTACACCTGTTCCTCCGACGGTACCGCTTGTGAGCGTCCCGGATACGGGCGCGCTTGTGCCTAGTGGCAGGGTCATTGCCGTGCCTTTTTGCGGGAAGGGAAGGCAGGACGTGAAGTAGTCGTGCCGCTTGCCGCGACGTCGGAGGACATAATCAGTTGATGCGTCCGGTCCGTCGTCTGTGTTGTTAACTAGGCTGTCTTGTAGATTTTCGTCTCGGAACCATTCGTTCCAGATCAGGTTGTATGCTCGCATCCACATGACGCTATGCGCGTTGATGTCTTCCTGAGTCGGGAGCCCCATGTAGTCTCCCATTGTTTGGCTCAGGTATCCGCCTACTGGCGGTGTTGTTGTCGGGATGACGAAGCTTGTGCTGTCTCCCGGGTCTCGTTGTTCCCCGTTGAATTTTTGCCAGTTGTCCCAGAGCAGGCGCATGGGCACGCTGAAGAAGAAGATATCCAGGTACTGGTTATCGAGTACGGGGTGCAGTGGCGTCGCCATTCTGGCGAAGCTTGCGACGCTCAGCGACATGGTGTCGCCGGGTAGTGCCTCATCGCAGAAGATGGGTACGAGTAGCCCGCTGTCGAGTGTTGTTTTCAGTCCGTTGCTTCTGTCGAAGGTTGACCGCGGGATTTCTGCTCGCGGTATTTGGCTGAATTGGTGGCCGCCAGGTTGGCGGCTGTGTGCGGAGCTCGTCTTACTGCTGTGCTTGTACATGGAGTATCTCCTGGACGTGCTTGAGTTCGTGTGCTCGTGCGATTGACACGATGTTCTCGGGGAGTAGATCTCCCTTGAGTTGGTCGAAGGTTCCGATTCGGAACAGTGTGTAGTCTTCGGCGTGTAGGTGGAACTCGTGATCTTCGTTGAGTGCTGCTGTTTTGAACATTCTGGTCGCGACGGCGTCGTTCGCGGCGAAGAATGGTTGTATGTAGGCGTCTGCTTTGCAGTCCCAGACTGTGTAGATTGTTAGTAGCATTTATGCTTCTCCCCTGATTGGTGGTTGTGTTATGTTTAGAGTTTTTTTGTTTTTTGGCTTAGTTTTGCTTCTAGTACTGTGTTTTCTATTTCTCTCCTCTTGTCGGTTTGTTCTTCTAAGTGGTCGTCTGATCTTTTTTTGCGTTGTTCTTTGAGCTTCTCCATCAGGTGTGGATTAGTTTTCTCCATTAGGTTGTCGTAGTATTTCGGTGGTCTGAATTTTTTTCCTTTCATGATCACTTCGTCGTCTGGGTAGACGTCTGTCTTGTATTTTTGGAACCAGGTGTGGCCTAGCCCTTTGTTGCGACTCATGGTCGCGTATTCTGGTTTCACGGTGGTTACTTCACCGGTTTCTGGATCGACGCGCTGGTAAGCGCGGAGGTACTTGGCGAGGCTCATCGTTTCGTAGGCCTCGCGTTGTTGTGATTTTTTTCCTGGTTTGATGTTGGGCCCTCGGATTCTTTTCTGGAGGTACGACGCGCAGTAGGCTGCGGTGTCGAAATTGAGGGGTCCTATACGGCAGTAGCCGTTCCCCCAAATTTTCTCCAGTTGTGCGGATGCCCACAGGATGTGGCCGTCTTGTTGTGAGACGATCTCGCGGTCCTCGGCGAAGTCGATGCCGAATAGGCACGCGTGGTAATGGGGTCGTTTGTTTTCGTCCCCATACTCTCCGCAGTGTAGGAATCTGAAGGGCCCTTTGGCTTTGCGCAGCTTTTTTGCGAATTTTTGCCAGTGCTCGACATTGATCGAGTTGTCCTTAGGCAAGTGTTCGTCGTTGTAGGTTAGCGTGATGAACGCGTTTTTTTTGTGCATTTGGGCTTCGTGAACGGCCCGAATTGCCCATTCCCGTG